GGCCGTCAGCGGGTGGATCTCGAGCGGCAAGCCGCTCGACGAGCTGATCCGGGCTCTCGACGAGAGCGGCCTGTGGGGTCCGGTGCGCGCGGAGATGATCGCCGTGACGGAGGTGACGAGGGCGTTTGCCGAGGGCAACCTGATCGGCTGGCGGGAGAGTCGCGGCGGATGACAAGGTGTGCCCCATCTGCAACGGGGTGACGGGGTTTGGCGGTACGGAGGCCAGCCTGGACGGCACGTTTACATCACGCGATGGCGTCCACGAGGCGCAGGCGCCGCCGGCGCACGTCCGTTGCCGGTGCTGGCTGAAGCCGATCGTGAGCGTGTGAGATGCGGATCATTATCAACGGCCTGGAGTCAACGGAGCAGAAGCTGGCGCGGCTGCAAACACAGCTTGGACCTGAGAGCGAGCGCGCCACCCGCAAGGCGGTGCTGTACGTGCAAGGCGAGGTGCCGGATTACCCGCCCGAGCCGCCGGGGAGCGTCTACAGCCGCACGGGCACGCTGGGGCGCAGCGTCACGTCGCTGGCCGGGCAGGCACCTGGGGCCCTCAGCCGGGTCGAGAGAGCCGGCGGGCACACGGTCGGCATTATCGGCACGGCGATCAAGTACGCGCGGTATGTCATCGACGAGGAGCGGCAAGCCTGGATGCATGAGGGCCGTTGGTGGACTCTGCAGGACGTGGTGCGGAACGCACGAGACGGCATCGTGGCTATTTACCGCGACATGGTGCGCCGCCTGATGAGGAGTTGACATGGACGGACGTGAATTCAAGAGCTTTCCGATCATCCTGACGAAGGAGATTGAAGACCGAACGGTTGTCGGCATTACAGCGGTGACCGGCAACATCGACAGCTACCACGACATCATCCACCGCGGCGCGTTCAAGAAGACCATTCAGGAGAACGGCGCCCGCGTGCGGCACCTCTGGCAGCACGACTTCTCGCAGCCGCCGATTGCGGCCATCAAAGCGCTGCGCGAGGTCGGGCGCGACGACCTGCCGGCGGAGATTCGGCGGCGCTTCCCGGATGCGACCGGCGGGCTGCTCGTGGCCCGGCGCTACCTGGAGCAGACGCGCGGCGACGGGGTCCTGCAGGGCATTGCCGCCGGTGCCATCAACGAGATGAGCATCGGCTTTAACCCGATCAAGTGGGACTACAAAGAGCTGGATGCCGACGGCGACCAGAAGAAGCTGCTCGTGCGTAATCTGCGCGAGGTCCGGCTCTGGGACACGTCGGATGTGAACTGGGGCGCCAATCCGGACACTGGCGTCGAGGCGAAAGACGCCGGCTGGCAGAAACCTGAACTCAGTGACTTCACCGACGAGGCGTGGGAGGTACTGAGCGAAGCCGAGCGGCGGCGTATTGCCGCTCACTTCGCCTGGGCGAATGCCGACCCGCCGGAGCGGTTTGAAGACCTCAAGCTGCCGCACCACCGGCCCTCGAAAACCGGCGTCGGCCCCTGCGTGTGGAACGGCGTCCGGGCCGCGTTCACGGCATTGATGGCCGGCGACGCGGAGGGCATCCCGGCGAGCGATCGCCGCGTGGTGCACCGGCACCTGGCACAGCATGCCGGGCAGTTTGATGAGGAGGCGCCGGCTTACGAGCTGGTCGAGCTGGCTTGGATGGTGGCCCGTGTGCAGCGGGCCGGTCTGCACACCCCGGCCTGGCTCGGCGGCGCGAAGCTGGCCGAGAAGATGCAAGAGCTCGAAGCGCTCCTGAGAGCCGAGCCGCTGACTAGACTGTCGGCACTCACTCCAGGGCTGGTAGCTCGACTGGAAATCGCTAAACGACTGATCACAGAGGAGTGAGTTGAGACATGACTGTCAACGTAGACAACCTGCGAGCGCAGTATCGGCAGAAGGTCGCCGCGGCGGACGCGCTCATGGCCCAGTTCAAGGGCAGAGAGCACGAGATGCCGCAGGAAATCGCCGATCAGATCAACGGTCTGCTGGGCGAGGCGGACGGGCTCAAGGCCCGTATCGAGATGAGCAAGCAGCTCGCCGGGCACCAGGACTATCTGGAAGAGCCGGCGGGCACGAAAGCTGCGCACCTCGGCTGGCGTCAGGCCGGCCCCGGCGAAGGCGACGTCCCCGTCGACGAGAAGGCGTGGCGCGAGGTGACCATTGACACGCCGTTCGGCACCAAGACCGTTCGCTACAACGTGCCCCTGGCCGTGCAGGCGAAAGGCTACGACAGCGCCTTCGAAGCGTACATTCGCAAGGGCGCGCACGACCTGGGCCCGCAGGACCGCAAGACGCTCTCTGAGGGTGTCGACTCGGCAGGCGGGTTCCTGGTGCCGCCCGACTACCACACCGAGCTCATCAAGAAGATCGCGACGATGGCGGTTATCCGGCCCCTGGCGCGCGTCATCCAGACGAGCCGCGACGTGGCCCAGTGGCCACGCGTGAACTACGACGCCGACGACCGCTACACCTCGGGCGTTCGCCTGACGTGGACCGGCGAGATGCCGGCCCCAGGGCTCGCGCACCGAGTGACCGACCCCGTCTTCGGGATGATCAACATCCCTGTGCATACGGCGATGGCGTCGATGCCGATCTCGAACAATCTGATTGAGGACGCGGCCTTCGACGTGCTCGGCATCGCGTCGGACATGATGGCGGAGGCTTTCGCGCTCGGTGAGGACGACTGCTTCATCAACGGCACCGGCGTCAATCAACCGATGGGCATCCTGGCGGATGTTGACGGCAGCGGCCCGGCCTCGGTGCTGAGTGGTACGAACGGGGCCATCAGCACGGGGGCGGACGCGCACAGCGCCGCCCGCATGCTCGACCTGTTCTACGCCGTGCCGGCGCAGTACCGCCGCCGAGCGACCTGGGTGATGAATAGCCAGACGCTGAAGGAAGTCGAGAACCTGGTGGACGGCATGGGCCGCCCGCTGGTGACCTCCCTCATGGCTGGCGGGGCCATCTTTAACCCGGCGCCGGATGTGATCAAGGGGCGCCCGGTGGCGGTGGACGAGTTCATGCCCGACATCGCCAAGGACGACTACCCGATCATCTTCGGTGACCTATCCGGCTACATCATCGTCGACCGCGTGGCGCTCAGCGTGCAGCGNNACTGCGCGGAGCCGTACCGCATCAAGGTGATGAAGGCCAGCGCCAGCTAGTAACCTGGCGGCATATCCGAGATCTTGAGGGGAGGCGGACAGACGCCGCCTCCCGGAGTCCTTGAGGGGAGGAATAACCAATGGCAAACCAGCAGCAGTTCAAGATCGCAGTATCCATCCACGCCCAGTCGGGCGGTAGTGTCGACGGCGACGCCGTGGACCTGCAGGGCACCATCCACGCCGGCGGGCGCAACATCAAGGCGTTCGTCAACGTCACCAACACCGGCGGCGACGCCGACGAGGTGCTCGACATCGTCGTCGAGGAAGCGCCGGACAATAACGGCCAGCCGGGCACGTGGACGCCGATCCCTGGCGCGGCTTTCGCCCAGTTCGACGTCAACGCCAGCGAGTCCACCGCTGAGCTGCACTTCGTCACCAACCAGCGCTTCGTGCGCCTGGTCTCGACGGCGGCGGGCGAGACGCCGGTCTTCGCCCAGGCGGGCGGCTTCCTGCTGGAGCAGCGGCTGGCGTAAGCGAGGGCCGAGCTGATCGCGGCCCTGGAGGCTAGCGACGAGGATAACGGAGATGCCACCTAACGACTACGCAACCGTCGAGGACGTCAAAGCCGAGCTCGGAGTGGACACTCCACTCGACAACAGCTATGACGGCGTGCTGGCTCGCATCATCACGCAGGTCAGCCGGCTCGTCGACCGGGTCGTACGCCGTCGAGGAGGACAGTGTCCGCTACTTCGATGGACGGGCTTCGACGGAGCTGTGGATCGGTGAGCTGGCCACGGTGCCGAGCGAGGTGGCCGTCGCGGCGATGGGCGACCCCACGACCTACACGGTCTGGGACGCGGCGGACGTGGTGTGCTGGCCGTACAACGCCGAGGCCGAGGGCCGGCCCTACCTGCGACTCGACATCGCCCCCGGCAGCAGGCACCTGAGCTGGCTGGCCGGGCGGCGCGGTATCCGGATCACGGGGCGCTTCGGCTACTCGACGGTGGTGCCGGGGGACATCGAGCGAGCAGTCATCATCCAGGCCGTGCGCAGCTTCAAGCGCGCGCAACAGGCCTACCAGGACGTCGGGGCGATCAGCGAGCTCGGGCAGCTCCGTTACGTCAAGGCGCTGGACCCGGACGTGCAGCTCATCGTCGATGCCTACCGGAGGTTCACGGTATGACGCAGACGCTCGCCGCGGCCATCGCCGCCATCCAGGACGTGTGGCTCTCGCTGCAGGTCGCCGGCCAGCCGGCGGTCAAGGCCGCGCCGGCCCAGCCGACCGAGTCGATGACACAGTTCCCGTTCGTCGTGACCTACCCGGCGCGGGCGCGAGTGACGCCGATGGCCGGCTGGACAAAGAGCGTGGTGACACTCTACACGGAGTTCCACATGGGGCGCAGCATCCTGCCGCGCAACGTGGAGGTCGCCATCGCCTACTACGAGCCGTTCCTCGATGCCCTGCGAGCGGATATTACGCTCGGCGGGTCCGTGGACACCATCGTCGGCGNNACGTCGGCTGGCGCTTCGAGATTGACGTCAAGCAACAGGGGGGTTGAGATGGGATTGCGTTGGGTTGGTAGCAGACACGGGCTGATAGGCGCGCCGGGTATCCCGGCCCGCGACCTG